TTTATATATCTTTGGTATATTAATCCAATTGTCGTTTACTTTTATCTGTAATACTGATACTGCTTCATATTGCGCTGTTACAGTTAAATCAGACGTTACATTTTCGAATGAAGTGCTCCACCCTGTAAACACATAACCAAATCTACTATTCACAGTAGGCGCAGTAGCAGCTCCGCCAGAATTAACAGTCTGTGTTTTTAAAACAGTTCCATCATAATCTTTAAAAGTAACAGTATATGTTTTTACGGGTTCACTATAATCAACAGAATATACCAAGTCACTAATAGTAACAGTGCCGCTTGCATTTTTATTATTGCCTACAGCAGTTGCAGTTACAGAGCTTGTAGTATTTCCAGTGCCTAAATTAACAGTAAAAGAACTACCAGCGCTAACAGATTGTCCATTAACTGTAATAGTTGCAGAACCCTTACTCATAGAAGCAGTTGCAGTACCAGTTAATGTACAAGAGCTAATAGTTGAACCACTAGGAACAGATGGACAAGTCCATGAAATAGTGGCACTTTTTTGAGTTGTGCCGCTAACAGTTAAACTAACATTTGAAATATTAGTTGTCAAAGTTGCCATCTGTTACTCACCCCTTACAAAATACAAATCGCCATCATTACCAAAAGAATCGTCTGGTTCTGTGTCACCAGCATAATATGCTTGTACGGTTAGTGTACCAGTGACTTTACCACCGTTTATATATGCGGTTTTGCCAGAAATGATGTCTTCTGCAAGAGCTGTTGCATCAGAAGTGTCAGCACCACTAGAACATTCATGTGTGCCAACCAGTTTTACGCCATTTTGAGAAGTAAAAGTTTTACCTTTTGTCACGTCAGATACATTTGCATCACCAAAAGCCGTCCTATTAACAATATAGCTTAACTTATCTCCTTGCTCATAAATGGCTGTTTGTGGAATTGACAAATCACTCCAAAACACTCCTTCTTGAGAGTATGCAAAAAAATTATCAGAAGACATACCAACATAATCATATTCTTCTAAATGCTCAGAAGCAATTGGTATGTTGCCAGTAATTTTTTCACCATTTACATACGCAGTAACGCCTTCTGCTATATCAGCAGCAGTTGCAGTAGCATCAGATGTATCCAAACCGTCAGAAGCATCAGGAAGAGCGTTTATGACATCGAGGATTGAACCAAGGTCAATATTATTATTTTGTATATCTGTATTATTATTTTGTAATTCTAATTTATAATCCATAAATTATACCTCTTTTCACATATGGAAAGGCAATCATTGTATTAACAACGTCGCCTTTCCATTTAATGCGTTAATTGTATATTGCAGCATTCTTTTAAATACTGCTAAAATTAAAGGATTAAACATACGGTTTAACCCATTTTAAATCTTAGTTTAGTATAAAACATAAAAATAAATATACATCACATTGACTCTACTTGTTTGATCCATTCGTCAAATGTCAAAGACTCCAGAAGCATACCCTCTGCATACATACGATTCTTAATTCCCATAATAATTTGTGTTTTTATATCCTTTGAAATAGAATCATGCAAATGCTTATATTTTAACCAATATTCCTTAAAGCGTTTTTCAGTTGCAATTCTATAATCAGAATTTTCTTGATTTAACCACTCATCTTTATTCATAGTAAAATAAGCATCGTAAATCATACTGGTTGCATAAAACTGAGCATCATCTTTTCGTCTACGATTTAAAAACTGCTCAATCAAAGCATCATTGCTATCAAGCATATTATTATATGTTTTAAGAATATATTTTGGGTCATGTCGACAAACAGATGCATCTCTCCATCTCCATAGATAAAATGGAGTCTGAGAATATTTTAATTCCTTTGCCAAGCGCTGACATAGACAATTAAAATAACTATCTTCGTGAATAGTTAAATTATCATTCCAACGAATGTTGTTATCCAACAAATATTGTCTACGATGAATCTTGCCATGAACAAAAGTAGAGTCCATATCATGGTTAATATATAGCGCTTCTTTAGTGACTGGATGTCTTGTTTCTTCTATGAAAGCAGAAACTAGGCTATCAAAACCACCATTTTCAATTTCACGAAAAACAATATACAAACCACAAGCGTTATAAAACATATCGTCTGCATCACAGAACATTACATAGTCCGCTGTGGCGTAGTCCAAGCAGGCATTACGAGTAGCAGACACGCCTTTATGTTCGTGCTTGTAATACTTGATATCATAGGTGTAACGATCCAACAGTTCTTCTGAAAGATGCACGCCAGTCCCATCATTGACTATAATCACTCCAACATCATTCTTTAAGTCAACGTTCTGCTGAATCTCAATGCTATCCAAAAGCGGACGAATTATTTCTTCTGTTTCTTTGTATTGAGGGATTAGTATTTGCAGTTTCATTGTTTAGCTCCTTTCGTTTTATACGCCCGATATTATCGCTGAAAAATACGACCAATGCGTTGCAGTCTGATAGGAAGTTACGAGTGATAATGGTACATAGATACAGCCAGTAGTAGATGTTATGCCTGTACTAAAAAACACAGTAGACGCTGCAAGAGTGCATACCGATGGCCCCATAAGATATACGCTCGTTAAGCTTGAGCAATGATAAAATGCAGAGGTTCTTATATATGTCGCCGCAGGAAAGCTTACCGTTGTTAAGGCGTGACAACTGGAAAATGCAAAAGAGCCTATATATGTCGCCGCAGGAAAGCTTGCGGTCGTTAAGTATCTGCACATCTGGAATGCAGAAGAGCCTATAGATGTCGCCGCAGGAAAATTTACTTCTGTTAAATTTGTACAACCACTGAATGCATAACTTCCTACAGTTGTCACACTAGGAAAGCTTACTGTCGTTAAGCTTGTGCACAGCCGAAACGCAGAAGTACCCATATATGTCGCACTAGGAAAGTTTATCGTTGTTAAGTTTGTACAGCTATAAAATGCAAAAGAGCCTATATATGTTGCCACAGGAAAACTTGCTGTCGTTAAACTTGTGCAACCATAGAATGCAGAAGCTCCTATCGACTTTGCACGAGGGAACCTTGCCTCTGTTAAGCGTGTACAACCATAAAATGCAGAGACTCCTATATTCATCACACGAGGTGCACTTATTGTTGTTAATTTTGTGCAGTTATAAAATGCAGAAGCGCTTAGAGACGTCGCCACAGGAAAACTTGCTGTCGTTAAACTTGTGCAACCATAGAATGCATAAGCTCCTATAAGTGTCACACTAGGAAAATTTACTTCTGTTAAATTTGTACAACCACTGAATGCATAACTTCCTACAGTTGTCACACTAGGAAAGCTTACTGTCGTTAAGCTTGTGCAACTACGGAATGCAGAAGTACCTATAGATGTCGCCGCAGGAAAATTTGCTGTCGTTAAACTTGTGCAACCATAGAATGCATAACTTTTTATAGATGTCGCTTCATTGTTTACACATTCTGTAACTGTGCCCTCTATCAACTCAGCCGAGCGATCTGCCTCTATGCCATTGATTTCAGTTGCCATTTGGTCTAAAGTGAGAAAGTCGGTGCCGCCCGTTTTTGTACGAACGGCATCGGCTATCGCTGTTAATTTATCAGTAAGAGCCATTTTCAATCACCCCCAAAGCTTCATTTACGATTGTCTCAATGTCGCTGTATAAAGCAAGATTTACACCATTATATGTAGGTCTCATTTCTTCGCCTGTTGATTGAACACAGTTCGCAACCGAATTATCAACATATTTTTTAGTTGCTAAATCTTTTTCGTGAGACGTATTGCCCAAATACTTCATGTCTCATCACCTCTTTACAATGTAGTCATTGCGAAGCACTCAATATCAATCGCACTTGTTATAGCTGTTGCAATCGAAACTGTAATTGTTGTACCACTTACACTCCAATCACATTCAACGCGTTCGCCAGAGATGTAGGTATTGACTGAAATAACCTTGTCAGTTGAAGCATCTAAAGTTACTGTTGCAGATGTGTCTCCTACCGCTATAGAACTGGTCTTGATGTAAGTGTTTGTTGTTACCTTATCCAGTTTCGCTTTATCGGCTTTTGCCATCAAACCATCTGCTGTTGATGATGCTGTATCTGATGGAACTGTAACATTATGAGTTGATATTCCAGTAACATGACCTGTCGCATTCACTGTTGCGGACAGAGCCTTAAATGTACCACCGAACGCAGGTGTTTGATTTGACGAGTCACCATAACTTCCACCCGTCACTCCACTGTTAGCATGGGAAATCGTACCGCCCGAAACATTGATAGGTGTTGTTCCGGTGTAAACATCCACAAGATCGTTAAGACTTACGAAACCGTACTGTATATTGCCGTCATTGTCTTTAAGCGCAAGCACCAGTACAGGTTTGCCATTCAAGCTAGGGTCTGTACTGTTTGGATATTTTGTGTCACTCCAAGAGAATGAATCTACATAGGTAGTGTTTGTTAAATCCAAAAACTGTTCTGATGGCAGGTTTGCAATGGCGGTGTCAACATATGATTTAACTATCTTGTTCTGAACAGGATTTTCGGAACTGTCAGACATAAAGCTGTCTACCTCTGTTACCGTGTCAGTAAATTTAGCGTCAGCAGGCACAGATGCGTTTAATGTGTAGTCACACGCTACAGGGGAACCACCATCTAAATAAATAGGCTGAACAGATGAACCTTTATCAGCATTGCCCAATTTACTAGCGGTGCCTACACTCAAGTTACTTGGCGCCATCCATGAAGGTGGCTTGTCTTCACCTTTGCCTATAAGTACATATCCATTAGTTCCTGCCGCATTCGGAGCATAAATACTCGCCGAACTCACTGAAGAGCCATTTAACGTTAATTTTGTGCCGCCTGCGTAAACACTACCCGCTGTAGGTACACCATCCTTCAAATAGATAGGAATAAGTGCTGACCCTACCGTATCTGAACCTAGTGTTTCTGCCGAAGCAACAACTCCGTTTCCATCAGTGTCATAAACGGATGCCTTCATATCACCATCACCAATAATAACCCACTCTGTGCCATTGTGCTGATAGAGTTTGTTTTCAGAGCTGTTGTAGTACACCTGACCTAACTTGCCGTTCGTTGGTGCTGTGGTCAAGGGCTGTATCACTGCATTTTGCAGTTCATTCTGATTTAAGTTGATTGATGTAAGAAATTGTTTTGCCATAGTTTATTTCCTCCATTTAATTAAAATATGCTTTCCCGCTAAATGCTGCGGTAAAAGTTAGTGTTACTGTATTTATGTCATTGTGCATTACGTCACCTATGACCTCTGTTCCTGCACTGTCTACGACTGTCACGGCAGGATTTTTGCCAAGATTGTGTTTAACAACCCATGTGTCTGACGCAGTACCCTGATTGTGCATATAATGCACATCAGACGCCTTTAGTGATTCAAGCCATTCTTCCTCAGTTCCTTTGAAGCCATTTTCAACCGCTACTTCATAAGCACTTGCCCCCTTGTCGCCTTTGTACATTTCTCTGCCAGCAAGGACTTGTACTTCTTGAGAGGACTCATCAACCCCCATAGGGATTTCACCTGTAATGTCAACGCCAGTAACCGATATTGTCTTTTCAATTACATTGGATTCCATTAGATCACCTCGTCTTCATCCTCAACATCAACTACTTGGTCATAAGCTATGCCTGATGCAAGAACAGTTCCACTTGCTGTTTTGAGCCTGAACTGAATCTTGACCTTTCCTTTTTTCAGCTTGAAAGTTTCCTCCTGCGTGAGCGTAGTTTTTACAGTATTTCCGTCAACGATTACGTCAGGTGTTACTTTCTTGAAACGCATTTTTTTGTCCTGAGAAAAGTACAGATGTATAGTGTCTGTATCTTTCAATTCAAAGTCCGTCACTGTTAAAGCTACGGTAGGTGTTGTTCCTTTCGTTATCATGACGCTTCTCCTTCCTCAGGCGTTTCTGTTTCAGCTTTCAATTCAGCTTCCACCTCCGCCTGTTTACACCCTCTGATGCACTGGCTAAGGAACTGCAGGCAACCTGCCATAATCATCGTGTTTTCGCCTTTCGTTTCGATGTCAACAAGTGTGTTGAATAATTTTGCGTAATTTTCTTTATGGTTCATGTTTTGTCTCCTTTTATTAGCCTATAGCTTCAACGATCATGTTTGTACGGCCACTTCCGGCAGGTGTGTTAATCACTCTGCTTGCTGTGCTTTTCCAAGCACCTATGAATATAAAGTCTCCTTCTTGTACTCCAATGATTGCATTTGAGGCACACGTTCCGTAAGAACCGTTATTATGCTCTATATGTGTAGCTGCTTGGGAAAAAGCCGTCAGCTTAGTATCTGCACTTTCTCTCCACCTGTAGATTGTTGCAAGTACGCCTGTAGGCGAATCGGTTTCAGAAAATAAGTAAACATTGGAATGCACACGTACAGCGTGAATGTCTTTACCGATTCTTATGCCGTAAGTAGTTACACCCGTTCTGTCACCAAATGTTACGACACAAGTATCGAGAGTTAAATTACCTTTATAATTTGACCAAACTGTAGGGACTGCATCTCCGTGGTATGGCCAAAAATTCTGATATGCAGTTGACCACGTAGGTCCGTCTTCAGTTGTTCTTACCTGCATATATGACGGAGTATAGCCTAATAGTGCAAGCAATGTTTGGTCACGATTCTCGAAGTTAAGATTGCCACCTAAAATGATCTCATCAGCGAATAGATTACAATGGGACTTACCTTCACCATGAAATAATGCAAATCCTGCACTTATATCCTCTTTCTCATCCCTTACGTCAAACGAAACACTGTTGTCCTGTATGTAGCATTGAGCATAAGCACCCTCTCCTGTACTAGACTGAGTAGTAAAGCCTATATGCCCTCCCTTACTTGCTAAGAGGCTGACTCCGTTTGATAATTCCAGTGCTCCCCCTTGGCTATTTTCGAGTAGTGTTTTAATCTCACCCATTGTTGAGATAAGTTCTAAAGCCGTTTCCACACTCTTTCCAGTTTCATTTTCATTTAAGGAAAAATGAAGCAAAGGTACAGCAAAGATAGAATGGCCACTAGGATATATGCCTTCCATATCTACAGTTCGGTCATAATAATCCGGTTTAGAATATAATTCCGAAACTAGAGCATACTGCTGAGGATATCCGGAGCTGTTAGGCAATACAATGCCCTCTCTTAAAGCACGCAGTTTGTCATCGCTTAACTCCCATCCAGCGATTTCTCCTGAATCTGTTTCAACGTGTGCACCGTACAGCTTTGCGCCTGTGATAGAGCCTGTAGCATTGATGTCCTTTGCAAAGATACTATTAACGTCTATCTGATCTGCTTTGATTGAGTTTGTATAAATCTTACCGCCATCAATATAGGTTGCATCATTCTTGCTGCACCAAGCCGAGATTGTGTCGGATAAATCGCCTGTGGCATCTTCTATATCACTGAATTTGCCGCTAAGGTCAGTATCGAAGTCGGAAATTGACACCGCACCTTGCAGGTTAATATGTTTAGCCTGAATCTTCGCTGTGTCAGAAGCGAGATTGATTTGACTAATCATATAGTCGCCATTAAGTGCTCTGCCCTCGCTGCCGAGATACAGCTCTTTTGCTCTTATAGAAAGCTCATCTTTCTCAGCGTTATAGACAAGTGCTCCCTTGCCACCCATGTTGAAGTCGCCTGTTGAGGTTATATTCTGAGCGAACAGATCATATACATTGATATGTTCTGCTGTGACAGATTCTTTAACAAGCACACTTCCGTCCAGTTTCTCGTTGTACTTTGGGTCGCTGTCTACAGTTGTCTGTCCGAGAGAGTCGATGTTGAGCCGCCTGTAAATTCCATCAGTGCCTTGCAGGATAAGCGTGTCCGCTTTCAAGGTTCCTGCTTTAATCAAGTCACCATAGATTTCCACACCTACGAGTCGTCGGCTGTAAGAACCGTCTCCTGCATTGACGTTCTTGGCGATAAAGTCCCCAGTGACCATGAGATCCTCTACCCATGCTTGGTCAATGTTTGCTTGGTCTATCTTGGCGTAGTCGGCATAAAGATCCTTGAAGTCACCCTTCTTAGCCTCCACCGCATTAGCCGTTACCACTTTGAAATGGCCATAATCGTCAAACAGAATCCTGAAGTCTCCCTTTGACATTGACTGCATCATCGGATGTGTCTCAAGAGGCAGGTCGTCCATTGTGACTTCAAGCTCATTGAAAGCCCTCTCTACGGATTCTTTGAATGATTGTAGTCTCTCAATATCGGATATGTTAGGGTTACGGTCAAAATCCAGTACAACAGATGATGCCATTTACCTCACATCCTTTCCCATGGTGCTGACTCTGAACTCACGCACCAGCGACTCGATTCTGCAGTTGCCTTCGCCTTCGAGCTTTATGGAGAACTTGTCGCATCGTCTAGGCACTATCGGAACAAGCTGCGCCCTTTCCGTATGATTGTTTATGTGCTTCACAAGCTCCCATTCGCCCTCACCTATCTTGATGTAGATATCAAGCTCAGAACCTTCTTCCAGTTTCAGCCTCATCTTCATTCGAGAGTAAACTTTCTTTTCTTCGATGAACTCATCGAAAGGTCCGAACTCTACCATCCAGTTGATGTCTTTCTCTGAATCAAGAGGTTTGCCGGAATCCATCTCATATATCTTGTTGTCGGTGGCATCTATATAAAGCACCTTGCCGTTGTGATAGCAAAAGTCTTTCGCTCTTGTATTGTCTTCCTTATGCCAAAGCATTCTCTCCATGTCGAAAACCAAAAACTCAGGCTCTCCATTGAATAATGCCGACAGATAATACTTCATGCCGTCCGTTCCTGCGATAGCATCAGAGAACTTATCCTTGCCGAAATTCTCTGAGATCAGCATAGGAACTCCGCCTGAGTATGCCATGATGCCAAGACGAGACTTGTATAACACAGTCTCATTTATAACCGCTATTGACTTGTGGCTGCCCTTTTCGAGAGCATGGCACTGAGCCGTGGTTATCTGAAAGTTTGCCGGTTTATTTCCGTAAACCTTATGGATGCAGTCTTCCTTAAAGAAAAGAATGTGCGCGCTATATGCTGCACAGCCTGTCCATTCTCCGTCTGTTCCCTGTTCCGCATAGTAGGAATCAAGGTTGGTGCTCTGAAAATACGCCCAGTTGGTAGGATCTCCGAGCTTTGAAGCATAGATGGTATTATCCTTGTTGGAGACTCCCCACAGCCTGTTGTTGTACTCAAGCACATAGTCAAGGTCCGGGCAGGTTCTCTCAATCTTGAAAGCTGTGATTTCTGTTTCCAAATACGACTGCCCTGACTCCTCGTCCTTTATAGCACTGTCACCTGCATCTGCTATATAAGTTGCGAATGTATCCGCCTGGAATGTCAGCGAGTAGTTGGTCACAGCCTCTATTGCTGCAGATATCTTCAGGAATCCATCTGTCGTAGAAAAAGACACGGCATCGCCTTCCTTGAATTTATCTGCAAAGCCATATGTTGTCTCGAAGACCAACGAAGCGTTGGTAATTCTCACAGGAACCTTTTCGGGTATAGAGATTTCTTCTGCGAGATTGCCTATCTCATGCTCTCCCTTCACCACGAAGTATTTCTTCTCCGGGAAGAAGCATATCTTGGTGTTGATTGCCACCATCTGAGTATCGTCGGAGAGCTCCAAATCTTCGTATAGAACACCGTCATAGTAGAACTTGCCCTCTGATATCACAGCCAGTTTTTTGTCTTTCACGAGTAAAGCCGTAGGATCTATGTAGGTGTCTGAATATAACCCTCTAGGTTTTCTCTGATAGAGACAAGGATATTCATCAGAAGACATATTGAACATATCTCTCATTTCGCCATCATCGATTACAGATTTTTTGTTGTATCCTTTGAACTCAAGCAGCCTTTCCTGCCTAGGTTTTATAATATATACTGGCGCTACTAATCCCATATAATCACCACCAGTTCCTTATTTTTACATTGGATTTGTTCTTTGTCTTGTTTTCTCTTATTGCCCACGCCTTAAACTTCTCCATATCATCTTCATGCATCGCCTGGTTGTTGGCATATGATTCGTATTCTTCATTAACATAATCTATTTTCGCCTTCAAAAACGAGATGTAAATCACATCATATGGAGATGGAGCAATTAAGTCTTCCTCTCTATCGTATGACCAGTCGTATTCAATCCGTTCTTCAAAGTCTACTCCTAAAAACTCTTGGACTATCGCCTCGCACTCATTGATAAATACGACTAATTGACTTTCCGAAAAAGCATTAGGTTTTTCCAGCATTACTCTCTCTATTGCGCTTAACAATTTCATTCGTGCTCTCCTTTCATGCTTTTAGTATAGAAAATAGGCAGCGATTTCTCGCCCCCAGGTCTTCTAAAAAGAAAAGGCGTGACAACCGCCACGCCCTCCGTTTTTGATCTTATTCTTCTACAGAAGCCTGCTCTTTCAGTTCAGCCTGCTTTTTCTTGAATGCCTTAGCCTGTCTTGCCTGGTTCTCCAATACTTCAGCATATGCCTTTGGAAGTTCTACCATCTCGCCTCTCAGCACCTGAATGGTTTCACCATTAACAGTGATGTTTACTTCTTCAGGCTCTCCCTCAACATAAGGGACCATATACTTAACCTTTTCTTCAGCCTTCTTTTCTTCAGCCTTCTTTTCGTTAGCCATTATTTACTCCTTCCTAGTTCGCAGCGGATGAGAGTGTAGCACCATGTTCCAGTCTTACCATGTACTCATCAACGAGGATCTTTGCAGTCTTCAGGAGCTTCCAACCTACAGATGATCTCTGATTCAGTGGATCGGCCGTACCTGCAGAACCCTTCTGCTTGATGATAGTTTCGATACCTCTTCCGGCAAGAGTAGTAACACCGTAAGCATCTGATCCAAGGAACAGTGTCCCGTATACAGATACACCGTCTACATCCCAAATCTTCGCCTCAGTAGTTTCTACGAATCTTACTCCGTAGAGCTTACCTACTTCACCATTGAAGATCTGTTCTGATCCTGCATACTTGGATGCTGAGATCCATTCTTCATCATTCTGCAGGTCATATACTGCATCAGGATGAACGATAGCCACATAGTAACCGTTGATCTTTTCAGCATTCTTTGTCTTCAGGTCTCTTACAGCCTTCTTGACATCTGCCACTGTCAGTACGTCTGAAGCAGCGATGTTGCTTCTTGAAGTCTTTCCGTTAGCGTATCTTACGTTCAGGCCACCTGCCAGCACTTCTCTAGTGATAGTGTCTGAAGTTCTTCCTGCCTGTGATCCCAGCAGCTTGATAGTTTCCTGCAGCATGTTATCGATAGCAGTCAGTTCCAGGAGGTCTGAAGATACGATGTATCCACCGTACTGTGCCAGCTTGGCAGTTATCTTAGTTACGGATAACTTCTGACCATCAGGAGTCACGCCTTCTGTGAGTGGTGTCGTCTGCTTAGCCAGTGCCGGGAATCTTCTGAACTCGATCTCCATACCGGATCCCTTAGGAATTGGTCTCTTCTGAGCGAACTGATCATGCACCAGCTTAGGCTCTGCATTTCTGATCAGCACTCTGTCATAGTAAGTTTTCATTTCCGGAGACAGGTCCTGACCTGCTCCAGTCTGAGTTGTAACGTTGGTGTTCATCGCACCGTCGAACATTAACGTGTGCAGTCTTTTAAGATAATTTTTCATGTTTTTGTTCTCCCTTCATCTGCCGAAGGGATATCTTTTACAGCCTGATTCTTTCTCCGGCTGCTACTCGTCTTTCCACCTCGGCCATATCTTCATCTGTCCATTTAGACGGATCTGCCTTACGTGTCACGGCAGGCGTACTTGATCCTGCATTTTCAGCAGGTCTAGCCTGTCTTGCCCTGAAGTTTTCTACGAAGCGGTTCTGAGTCTCTGCCTTTGTCTCTGCCTGAGTTCCACTAAGAATCTCTGACATATGAGCGATGAAAAACGCATCCTTGACTGAGTTGCCTCTGTCTAATGCATCCAGGAACTCCTGATTGTTGAGTTCCATGTCGAGATCGAAGTTTGGCACTATGAGTTTAAGTTCTGCAGCTTCCCTATCCCATCGTGCAAATGTTTCTCTCTTCTGAGCTTCCGCTTCCATCTGTTCCTTGAAAGCTCTGCCCTGTTCCGCTTCCATCTTCAGGCGCAGGTTTTCCCTAAACTGCTGTGCAGTGATTCCTTCCTGATCCGCCCTCTGTGAATACAGACTCTCGTCTCTTTCTACAGCTGATTCGAGACCATCGATGTCACCAGGCTTCAGACCGTACAGCGCAAATAACGGTGCTGTTGCCCTTTCCCATTTTGCGTTCGTTTCCTGATAGTTCTTGGTGTTCCTGAATCTCTGCTCCATGATTCCCTGAACTGCGTTCTGAAACTGATCCGCATACTGACCTCTAATGAGTTCATCAAATTCAGCCTGCAGGTCCGGAGGTTCCTCCTGACCATCTGTGTCAGTGCCGTCCTGACTATCCTCTGCGCCATCCTCAGGCAGACCGTACTCTACGGTTCCCGTCGATGTTACATCGGTTGCTCCTTCCGAAGCTCCAGCGCCTCCTTCGCCACCTTCACCGTCAAACATGAGGGTGTGGAGGTTTGATAAATATTCTTTTTTCATAGATTTTCCTTTCCGCGTTGGGTGCGACCCTTAAATCTGCTCACAGTATAAAAAATGGGAGGAGATTTCTCTCCCCCCACTAAATCAGTACACTTTGATGTGCTCAGGATACCTCTCTGCAATAGCTGTAAATTCAAGCATTGCAGCCTTGAATACTTCTGCCTCATGCGCCTTTGGATATATATCTATCCGCACATGGCCATCTTTACATATAACAGGATCATATCCCTTGTCACTTATGTATCGCACAAGCATGCAGCATAATGTAGATGCTTCAGCACATACATGGTTGTAGCCTTCTTCGTTCTTGAATGTAGAGTGCCCTTCACAGTCGAAGAAGATGCTGTCTCTGCGAATCGAACATAACACTTTAGTCATTTATGATACCTCCCCTGCCTTAGCAGCTTTAACTCTTGCTTTAGCTGTCCTTGTAGTATCTGTATCTGTACGTGCAGCTCTCTCTTCAGGCGTTCCCTCTTTCTTCTTTGCTGACTGCTGTGGCGCCTGAGCTGCCATTGGATCAACAAGCCCTGCCTGTGCAGCAAGTCCCGGAAGTTCCTGATCAGCGGCCATGATCACCTGCTGCATTCTTTGGAACTGCTGAAGCATGATGCTGTTATCCTGGATCTTCTGTCTGATATCATCCTTGCCCTCGAACTCAAGACCTTCTATACACACCAGCGCTGCAGTGGCGTTTTCAGGTGCAAAAAGACCCATGCCGTATAAT